TGCTGGATGGACGCGAATAAAATAGATTACTGGTTTTGCGTGGATGATAATTCGTCAAAGAGTGACCGGTCTAGCATGCAAAAATTGTACCCTTGGATGAAATTCTACTTGAAAACTCCACAAGAAAAGGGACATCGTGAAAGCATGAACATAATTTGGAATAAACTTAAGGAACTCAAACCGAAATACTGGATACATATGGAAGATGATTTTCTGTTTTATATTAAGAAACCCTATGTATCTGAAGCCATGAAATTCCTAGATACGCACAGTGATATTAAACAAGTGCTTTTCAATCGAGCATATGCTGAAACAATTGAGCAGGTTGATATGCGAGGATACGACCCTATCTCGCCAGGATTTGTTGTTCATGACCATAAGCAAGGCAAGTTTCCATACCCCAACTGTCACTACTGGCCACACTACAGTTTTAGACCCAGTATGGTTTGTGTAGACGCGATTTTGGAGCTTGGGAATTACGATAGTCCGAACACATTTTTTGAAATGGATTATGCTATGAAATGGACATCGCGAGGATACAAGTCTGCGTTTTTTGATTTGATATGCTGTCGCCATATTGGGCGACTCACGTCGGAACGGAATACTGGTAAGGTTCAGAACGCGTATGACTTAAATGGGGAAAACCAGTTCAATACAACAAAATCAATGAAGATTCTGAATTTGAAGCGTCGTCCAGATCGGAAAGAGGCGATGGAAAAGATTATGAAAGATGCTGGGATATCCGAGTACGAATTTGTGGAAGCCGTTGATGGAATGGCTCTAAAACCCACATCGGATCTCAAAGACCTGTTTGAAGGCAATGATTTTGGAAATCGGCGTGGATTTATTGGGTGTGCGCTAAGCCACTACAATTTGTGGAAGGCTCTGCTTGCCGACAAATCAAATACCCACTACGTTATCTTTGAAGATGATGCTACATTGATTCCAGAGTTCAAAGATATCTATGAATTGCTAAAGCCAGAGTTTCCAAAGCACGAGTATCTACTTTTGGGGTATCATATGTACAGTGCGAATCGTGACGCCACGAAAGATACGTATGTTACTCTTAAAAACAAGGAAATCACAATTGGAGATATGCAGAATGACCTGAATGTTGGAGGAACGTTCGCGTACTCTATTAACAAGAAGGGTGCGCAAACGCTAGTTGATTATATTGGTAAGCATCGTATTCGCCACGGGATTGATTATGTTGTAAAGGTTTGTCGGGATTTGAAGTGTACGGAACTAAGGCCACAAATTGTATTTTCGGAGTGGTGTGAGAAGGTTGGGAATACGGTTGACTCAGATATCCAGAAAAACACAGATTGTCTTGATTTCAGCAATGTAATTCCTGCTGTAGACTTTGAGTTTATTCCGGGATTTGACCATATTGGCGATGATATTTATTATCAAGCTATCCCTCTTGAGAAAATGAAGCGTCTAGCCATGGATGACCCACAATGTATGGGGTTCAATACCCTTGGGTTCTTTAAAAATAATATCGACCGAGCTGCACTTACTACATCTCCATACTTTGGTCAGAATGATGGAATTTATATCAAGGTGTTCAATACTCCAACACAGTCCGAACCGGAAACATCGGGAAATACCATAAAAGTCAAAATGATTTGTAATTGGTCATCATCGAAAGATTTTGTGAATGCATTTCCCACAAAATATCCAGTACCAGGTCTAGAGCTCACATCGCGAGACGATGCGGATTATTTTGTTATTGTGAACTTACCAACGAAAGCCGATGAATACCATGACCCTAAGAAGACGATAGTTTTGCAGATGGAACCTTGGGTATACGATGATGCAAAACCGTGGGGTGTAAAGACCTGGATGCCCGAATGGAGAAATCCAGACCCCAACAAGTTTTTACATTCTCATACTTGCCGGCGATTCTTGAATCCTGCAGCGTGGACTCTTGGCGGTGATTTAACTACATTTCCACCGAAACGCTCAAGTGTAGCACTAATATGCAGTGACCAACTAAAGGATACTGGGCACCAACTTCGTGTTAATTTTGCAAAATTGTTTCCTGATTTAGTTCGGGTGTACGGTAAGTGCAACGCACATTCCCTGAGTTCCTACGTTGGTACTGTGCGTGACGAAGACAGGTATAATGTGTATGGAACCCACAAGTATGTGCTAGCTGTAGAGAACAATTCCGAAGTCAACTATGCAACGGAAAAGATTTGGGAGCCAATAATATGTGAATCTTTGACCTTTTACTGGGGATGTCCGAATTTAGAAGAGTATATCGATCCTCGGTCATTTGTACGACTTCCACTTGAAGATCCGGCCGAAGCTGCGCGTATTGTGAAGCAGGCTATTGACGAAGACTGGTGGTCCCAGCGTATTGACGCAATCAAGTCAGCAAAAAGGGTGATTATGGAAAAATATGGAATGTTCCAGATTATTTCAAATGTTATTCAGAAACACGCTAACAAGAAGCCTGAAACGTATTATAGCCAGGATGGTCAAGATATGTATTTGGATACCAATGTATTCAAGGGGTTTAAGAACGGAGTGTTTGTGGACGTAGGTGCAAATAATGGAGTACATATCAACAATACCCTTTTCTTTGAGACTAATCGTGATTGGACCGGTGTGAATATTGAACCTATAAAGGCGGTATATGATAAACTGGTAAATAACAGACCAAACTGCATAAACTTGAATTGCGCCGTAAGTAATTCCGATGGCGATGCAGAGTTTATTTGTAATGAAGGATATACTGAAATGATTTCAGGACTTAAAGACCAATTCGATCCTCGTCATGCGGAAAGACTAAAAAATGAGCTCTCTCATTATGGAGGAAATAGTACACTGATTACAGTCCCAACCAAACGGCTAGACACCATCCTACATGATGCAGGTATTAAACACGTACATTACCTGAGTGTAGATGTTGAAGGCGCAGAATTTGAAGTTATAAAATCCATCAATTTTGATAACGTGTTTATTGATGTTATCGGGTTTGAAAATAATTATAATGATACTAGTGTTCCAATCATTGATTATTTGATGGAAAGAGGGTATTCGATAATCCATAAATCAATGGATATTTTCATGAAACATCGCGACTCGAAGTTTTAAATTGTTAGAATAGTCTTTTCTTTAGGATGGTCCGGCAAAGTTCCGGCTGCTCGATGTTCCTGAACAGTATTCCAAATAGCCCGGAAACTTTCTAAATTTGTAGGTAACCATGTGCGGTCGCGAGGAACAGTAGTGAGACGGTACTTCTCAAATACCCAATATACGGTAGCCCACCACTCAGTTTCTAAATTCGGCATCATCTCCTTGCGCCAAGTTTGGACGTCCCGTTTATCATCAATATCTCGATATACAACTCGACCATTCTCAGCAACCGCGAACCACGATTTATACTGAGCAGTGGACTCTTCCCACTCAGAATAGTTCACTTCACGGAACTTCATTTCTACATAATCACACTCGTCCAAATCTGTGCATTCCAACTGCAACTGCATTTGGTGATAGTACGTTGAAGGAATTGGCGTGTCGTTCGAAAATTCTCGAGAAATAGGACACTTGAATTCTACAAGTTTTCCGTACCTGAAATCATTCTTGTCGGCAGTAACTAGAATACCGTCAGGTGACGCTCCGAGAAACGGATGGTCTCGATGAGGAATACATGTCGTATCCATGATTTGAACTCCACCCTGGATGTAGGTGCAATAAATATGTTTAGCGATTGGTTCGAGACGCGTACCCCAAAGCAGAGCCCGCGCACCGAATCCAGAACTTGCTGGTCGAGGTAGTAGTTTGGTCATTACGATTTCATGCTTGAGCGCAGGAGATGCATCATGAACAGCCTTGTAAATTTCCGAAGCAGTCAACATTTCTCCACGTTTAGTGTGCCATGCGTCGGTACGCTGGTCATCGTGACCGTACAGAAACAGAATCTGTTCAACCTTATCCATTCCCAAATCCATTGTTTATGTTCGTATACTATGTGTATTAAACCCGTTTTCAGGGTACATCCCGATTTAGAACAAATGCAGGAAATCCAAAGCCAAGAGCAATGGGTTCTTTTTCGTCTTGAACGGTTTTACAACGATAAAATAACTGAACGTGTACGTGATATCCTTACAGGGAAATCTAACCTTTCTCTTCGTCTTATTGACTGGTTTGTGACCAATTATGCGAAGAAGTACAATATTTCATATATGACGAAGGCACAGAAGCACGTGATTGTCTATTTATCCTACAAGTCTCATCTCAAGGCGTACAGCAAAAAGATGTTCGATCCATTCTGTCGGTGGAAGCGTATTAAGTTTCATGGTATGGACACGACAGTCGGACAGCTGAATTTTTTCGAGTGGGCATTGACGGATGAAGTTCTTGATTATCTGGAAACAAATCGGGATACTGTACATGCTGATATGGAAACTCGGCTACACGAACCTAAAGATACAGCCGATGGCCCAAAACGCAAACGTCACGAATTGTCGCATTCTGCTACGAAGTCTATGACCCGTCACGATGTGCGTGTAACTGTTAAGTTTGATTAACTCTTTCAAGAACAAATGTATTCTAATCTAATTCCCAACTATGTTTACCGAGATATATCGGAAGACATAGCTGACCACGATGACGATTTTGAGGCAGAAGAATGGAGTTACAATGGTCGTGACGTATTTCGCGGTTCATTGGATAGGTCGTATAAGTGGAATGTGTATTGGCTCTACGACGAAAACTTGAAACGTGTAGGTCTTGCTGAACACGACCCTGAAAATCCGGCGTTGTTTCATTCTCTGTGGTTTGAAACGAACCCATTCGCTACACTTTTACAAGAACGCGGTTGGGTATCTAAAGGTGCAACATTATGGGCGCTTCTTTCGAATGAAGCATACCAAGATTGTCTGGAAGATGACTTCCGAACTGTTATCGACAAAACACTCAATTCCAATATTCGTTTAATGACTCCCGAAATGATCATAACCCTTCCTGAAATTTATGCATGCTCCAAATGTGGAAAAAAAACCCTTTCGGCGCCAAGCAGTTGCTCGGACGCGAAAGTTTTTAGTTATTTATCTCCTGATTGCTCAGTATTGTTTGTTGATGATTCGTTCATCATGTACACTGCTCCTGCAGATTCTCGTGTATGGTCTACGCTGAACCCGCACCTGCAGCCACACGACGACCACCCTTCTTCGCCGGAGCAGCAGCCGGAGCAACCTCCACCGACTGAGCAGCTACTGGAGCCTGAGTCTGAGCCTGAACCCGAGTACCACCATACTCAGAATCGTCATTCTGAGTATCCTGATGAGCCTGCTGAGTCTCATCCTCGTCCTCCACCACAGTAGGAGGCGCACCAGACTCGTCATCGAACATATCTGCAGCCGTACGGCGAACCTGAGGGAACACCTGAGCGGCCGTTAGACGCCACGTCACACCAAAGCCACCGCCAGCAATCACATAGATGCTGCCGCTGACTACGAGATTCGCCTCAACACCCTTCGGGAAGATGCTGGGCAGAGACTCGGGCGTCACATACGTTACCGGATTACGCGAGGCATCCACAATCTCGGTCGAGACGCGGTTGTCGTATACTGGAACCTTGACTCGGAAGCTGGGAGGATACTTGCCGTTCGGCACGTACTCGCCATCAACCTTGTCGGTCGAGAAGCTCAGAATACGCTTGAAGCTGTCGCGGATAGCCTCCTCCGAGCGCTTCTTGCCGAACCACTTCGCACTATTCTCTACAGCAGCCTTGATGATATGATTCTCCAGATCCGACAGGAGATTGTACAGCTTACCAATCTCGTCCGCCCCAGCAGACCGATCCTTGCCGTACGGATCGCAGCCCTTCAGCGAACCGATGAGCGTGTACGTCTTCATACCCGTATCACCCTCACGAATAAGGACACCGCCCGGGTAGCCCACGCGGGGCATGCGGATTAGTAGGCTATTACCGTTGTAGCGCATGCTAATTGGGGGATTACGACCTGCCTTACCCTGACCTACCGTAAACGTTACGTCGTTAACATTGATTGCGTTCGCGTGGATAGGACCGTTCATTCTTATTGTTGTACTCTATTTAGGTTAGAAAGGTCTAAATCCGTTTTCGGGGAAAAGAAATCAGTTTCAATGAAAAATTCGCCTAGGACATCATGTCCATCGTTGGCGTAATCACTCTCATGACTCACTCGTCATATATTGAGCGGCGTTTGTTGACGCTAGTCCTTATGTTGAGATGTTAATCGTTTATTGACTGATGCCGTATTTCATGCAACTCAGGCTATTAAATCCCAGTCTTTGTGCTTTTCAGATGGGCCCGCTTTATGCGCTGCCGGTTCACCCGTACTATTCACCGATCTATCTCAACAGACCTAATATCTACTATCTTCACTAAAAAGAATCCGTTTTTGATGAAATCACTTTTATACTTTAGAGGAAAGGAAACGAGAACATTAAATAATGGTGTTGTGTGCGTCTTGTAAGAATAAGACGAGTACAGAGCAATGTCCATCTCAAGCAATGAAGGGGTTGTTATTCTGTGGAAAACACGCGAAAACAAAAACTAGGCGGTTGTGGGCCGACGTAAATAATGGAAATCAGAAAGCTACCACAATACAAAAAATATGGCGAGGGTACTTTATTCGTCATAGATTGACGTTAGCCGGGGAAGGAGTTCTTAAACGTTTGAATTGCCACAATACGGAAGAATTGGTGACTATGGATGAAAAGGAGAAGATTCATCCTCTCGATTATTTTTCATTCCGAGAAGCAGAGAAACTCTGGTGGTTTGATGTTCGGAGTTTGTATCATATACTGAAACGGTCAGCAAAACCGGAAAATCCGTATACGCGACAGCCTCTAACTATTGAAACACGAAGACGATTACGTGATGTGTGTCGAATACGAAAGAAGTTGGCTATAGAGAATTATCACGATCCTCCCAGACCCGAGTTATTTGATACTTTGGTCAACGAGAAGTGGCTGACTATATGTCAGATTATTGAAGAGAATGGTTTTTTTGATATGAACCATATGATGTTTTGTAGCTTAAATAGGTCTCAATTGTTTGTGTTTTTAAATCTTGTTCAGATGGATATTGTAGCGTTCGCAACCGAACATTCTATACGCTCAAAAAGGTATAATTACATTCATTGGGTGAGAACGTGTTTGTCCAATTTTGAAAAGAATCGAACAAACCGTCTCCAATGTTCTTGGGCTGTTTCCAAATTACTTTTATCAATTTTGTACGACTGTCCAGAGAATTATCCCATATGTTTCATAATTGTGAGCGCCCTGACTAGATTGTGATTTAAACAGGTAAGGAGTATTGAGAGTATAACAACCGCGTTAGAAATGTCGTCTTCCAAGTCTGCCATTAAGTCAAACACGATGCCTGCTGCTAAGAAGACCGCTGTCGCTGCCCCTGCCCCCGCTCCTGCCCCTTCCGCCGCCCCGAAGACGGCTGCCCCTCGCAAGGCTGCTGCGAAGGCCCCGGCCGCTAAGGCTGAAGTCACCGTACCGGTGGTGGCTACCACTACCCCGGCCGTAGCTGTCGATGCCGGTGTGACGGAGGTTCGCTCGGCTGCCGCGATCCTAGCTGCTCTCCAGGATAACCTGAAGGCTCTCGGCACGGAGTGGACTACGCGTGTCCGCGCGCTAGTCGCTGAGGCCAGTGAGGCCGCGAAGGCGCTGAAGCGTGATGTACGCAACTCTAAGCGCCGCGTCAAGAAGGATGTCGCCGACATGACGCCCGAGGAGCGCACCCAGTGGGAGGCCCGCCGCGCGAACAACGCGTTCCTCAAGCTCCGCCCGATCACGGACGAGCTTGCCTCGTTCATGGGCCTGTCGCCCAAGTCCCAGCGCTCGCAGACGGATGTGACGAAGTTCATCGCGACGTACGTGAAGGAGCACTCGTGCTTCGACCCTAACTTCAAGCGCCGCATCATCCCCGACGCGAAGCTCGGCAAGCTCCTGCGCGTGAAGGATGGCCAGGAGGTTACGTACCTGAACCTCCAGTCGTTCCTGAAGATTCACTTCATCAAGCCGGAGGTCAAGGCGTAAACGATTTCCAGTTTAGTAAAGCTGGTGGTGGACATCGCAGGTAGAATAAAATAATAAACTTAACCCATATTTTATGAGCCAACTGGTCGCATAAAATAGTTGGTAAGAATAAATGTTTGGCTCAATTGTAGGATCGATTCTTCTGCTTTTTGGCCTAGTTGTTGTTGGATACACAATCTACAGCATGGCTGTGCACACGCCAACCACGGTAACTGCGTGGGTATTTAACTCGTTCTACATTATTGGAGGTCTCGTTATTTCCTACTATGGATACCAGACACTGTACCCTCCGCAACCCTCATTTTTGGGCGTGGCCGGTGGACGCCGCTGGTACAAGTAAATGAAAAATGGAATTAATACGCGTAACGTATAGATAAGTATTCTACCACTAATTCTAAGATGCCCCGCCACAACAGTGTTGCATCTAAGAGTAAGAGCGACGACATTGTGTTGTCGTACATAAGTGATTTGAAGGAAAAGAATGATACTGAATCGGTATATGTTGCGCGAGTCACGAAGACTCTCGGAAATGCTCGGATTCAAGTAGTTTATTCCAAGGGTCACAAAGTTTACGTTGAGCAAGTTAAGATTCCCGGTCGGTTTACTGGTCGGGCGAAGAAGGCTATGGGCGTTAGCTCTGGTTCTCTGATTCTCATTGCTGAAACTGGAGTGAATGGCGCACTTGCGCTAGAAATGATTGCGATTCTAACGCGTGAAGACCTCACGAAGATTCAAGACTATTCTGAAGTTCATCCCAACATTGTCTCTCTCGAGACTGACGCAGAGCGTCTGACTACAACCCTACTTACTGCAACAGCAGGTGACGGGTATGAGTTTGAGGCGCGCACTGAGGAAGTTGATATTGATAATGTTTAATTAATTATACTGGTAACTCTTTATCAGTCACGATGTATTCATGAGGAAGTTGAATGTATAGAATCGTACTAAAAAACGGAGTTGTTCGTCCATCAAGGACAACTGCTCTTATTTTTGAATTGTCGAATACCGAAGAGAACAGTCTTCCAAACAACTTATCTTCATTAACTGACTTTTTCACTTGGATACTACACACTTTTCCATCCCATCCACACAAGTTTCCCTTACAATCTTTCTTTGCGAATTGACCACATGGAGTACGAATCTTTGAAACAAATCCAGTTGTGCTTTTTACATCTACAAATCTCACTATCGCATCAAACCATTTGCGAAGAAGAGGCTCTAGAGTTTTACGTACAGGAGGATGGCTTCGTAATGCATCTCTCAAGTTTTTATAATCGGCGTGTTGCAGATCGTTCGATAACTGAAACATCAAAAACTCAAATACTTCAGATTCATATGAAATATTATCAGACACACCTTTCATATCTTTATCCGACTCACCAAACACTAGTTGGTCTTCACCTACTTCCTTCACTGTTTCAATAGTATCGGCTACCTGTCCAGTCCCTACTTTTTCAGGCTTGATTGGAACTCGCAGTCCACTTGTAGTCACGATTTCTACTCGTCGTCCAGCAGAATCATATAATCCATCTTCGAACTTGTATCCGACCGTAATTGTTTCTGCTTTTTTCAATAGTTCCTTTGTTTCCGCAAAGGACGGTAGTCGGTCTACATCTTCGTATCCCCATAGACGTGTATCTTCACTGTCTGGAATGGGTGAGCTGTTGAATGGAAGTACCATCTTATCGGGAATATACAGTGCCTGTCCTCGACCATATGGGTCTAAGATAACTGAATACTTGTCTTCTCCAAAAAGAACCTTTTTAACTTTCAGAGCTTGGGTATAATTGGGTATTTCGGTGGTACATGCTTCAGTTCGCATAACTCCCAACAATCTTGGAATAAATTTACGGAACGGTGGGTCTTCAAATACATTTGATTGGTACGTAAACTTGTTTTTAGAACGACGGGCTTTGCTGAGAATATCTATATCCTCATTACGCTGAAGAGCAACAATCGCACGAGTAGACGATTTAATCATTGACGAATGTAGTACACACCCAACCGTATTATTCGCAATATTTATCCTGAATACATCACACTGAAGTGCTAGAGCCGAATATTCCAAATCTTCAATAGGCGACAGCTCTTTGTTGTGAAACGCATCATCTATTCCGGAAATAAGCTCTGCTAAGTTTTTGCGCGTACTCTCATTCGGATGATCTTTGAGTTTAGTATAAATTTCTGCTGAATGCGTATCTGATTTCTTAGTCCACATCCTCAAGAACGAACATTTTAGAACGGTTTGTACAGATTCTCGTGGAGATGGAATAACTTGAGAAAGACCGAGAAACGTAGGTAGGTTTGTAGACGCATGTCCAAGACCTACACGGAAAAATCCGCTGCTATTTTCCGATATACGCTGATTATCTAGACTTTTATAGGTTTCAAGCAATCCAAGCATACGTATTAGTTCGGTACTCAATTTGGCCATACGAAATTCAGGTAGACGTTTATCGTCTTTGAACGCATAGTACTTATCCTTAATTTCCACTGATTTGTCTGTTTTTATAGTACGCGCTTTCTTGTAGCAACACGGCATATTCTTTCCATTTCCCGGAGATTGATAATCCTTGAGACCTGGGAAATTAGCTCCCGTTATTCGTTTTATGAGTGGATACTCTCGGGCATCCAACGATGTTGATGTTTGTAGTTTACCGTGACATACTGGACACTTCAGAGTATCGTCTTCAGACAAAAGCTGATCTTCGCGTAATGGAATTTCATCTTTCATGCACCAGTATTCTGGACACAGAAGTGTTCCAGTCGGATCATCTAATTCCATAATCTTTTCCTTTGGCGCAGCAGATACAGCATCGTACTTTCCATCTTCAAACGACTTGAGACGTTTCTTATCGTCTGGTGTGAACACTACAGGCTGCAGTTTCAAATCACACTTGCTCGCATAATCAGATTTTTCCACGAAAGTATCGGGGTCAAATGAACGTAGTTTATCGTGGAAGTAGTTGTATACCGTTGTCCGTTGATTGGCGACTGAAATACTTGTTTTCTTCGTTGGTTCTTCTGGTTTTTCGACCGGAACTTCTTCAGCTTCCATATCGTAGTAATCTTCTAACAAATCCGCAAAAGCATCGGTAATCACTGCATCCTCGTCAATTGCTTTTGTACTGATGACTGCAGATTCGGCAGCTATAGTTTGCATTCTAGGTGGACATATACTATCAAGGTCTTTAGAGTCTGGATTTGAAAGGATGTATCGCAGAAAGTCTGCGTATATTGTACATAACTCGGTTTCCTTGATGTATTCGATAGTCACAAACTTTGGACCGATGGTTAGTTTAGGATAATTTCGAAATAATCTGTCTCCTAATTTGTTATTCTCTTCACGTCTCGCAAACACATCCTGAATTAATGTGGACGCATGTTCGTTCGTAATTGAAAACTCTTTAGCGACCGTATTCACATCTAACGGACCTTCTTGCGACATCTGAACAAGTTTAGCTTCAACTGATGTGATTCCAAAGTTCGAATGGTCAGTGCGCAATAATGTGAATTCAGACTGTTCCTTGTTTTTTACCGCGAATATCGGGGAAATGCAATTAAAACGCAAAAGACTTAGCTCGTTAATTGGTGTATTGTACGTCATATGAATCATCATATCCTGCAGTTCCCATCTATTCAAATGAATATCTTTGAGGTCCACGAAAGGAATAATAGCATCGAATTTGTGTAGCCATTTTTCACAATCTGCTTTAATTTCATCGATCGTTTGGGTACAGGTTCGTGGACGTTCCGTAATTATAGTCATATCGACCGACGTTATAGCTATACGGTCAAAGCTGTTTTTCGATGTTCCACGATATAAAATTAGAGTAGGTCGGTTTCGTCTAGGTTTAGTTGTTGATGACCAAGATTTCCACATCTGCATATCCAAATACGGTTTCTTCGTTTTCGCATCTTCTGTAAAGAACTTGTGTCGATTAATTTCATCATTTGATGTGAACAAGGAAATGTACGGAACATCTTGTGAAACTGTAAGTCCATAAAACATTTGTTCGAATCTGGTACGTACAGCACTTCCAAAATCAGTGTCTACCCACGGAATATAGAATTTTGTGGATAATATGTGAATGTCGTTGTGCTGAGCGTCTTTTGGAAGTTTCAGTGATAATATATCAGAAACCAACTTAGAATTTTTGTGAAGGATATTTACGGATTCGTCCGATAAGGTAGCGGGCGTTATGGAACGAAGTAGAGGGTAGAAATACGTAACACCGGCTTCTTCTACTTCCTGGTCGTAAATTTTATATGCAAAATGATCGATGTTCTTTACCGAATACAAACTGGATAATAAAGTTGTGTTTTGTGGTACTGGTATTTCTACAGCCGGAATACGCGAGAGGAACTTACTCTCTCCATTCAAAGGCATAATAAACGATTTCAATTCGGCGACTCCTAGGATACGGTATTCTGCGAAGGTACTTGCCGGGGCAAACAACTCTTTAAGTTTGGAAGGGTATTCTGACCATTCTTCAATAGTGTATGGTTCAAAGGCAACTTTCGTGTTTGGAAATCGGTAGTTTGTCTGGTACTCTTCAAACACAGACTTTTCTATCGTTCGACCATTGTAGGAGAGACGATGAAATAACCCTGTCCACGTTCGAGGGTCGGACTTATAGTAGTCTTTGGGAAACTTCACACTCACTAAAATGTACATACGGTCAGGATGACTGTTCGCCGAAGTCGCCACTTGTTCTCTGACCGTTTCAATAGTATCATCTTCAAAAAAGGAGACGCTGTGTCTCTCTTTTGAAGTTATGTTCACAAGCTCTCGTCGCTCCATCTTATTCATAAGACCGCAATTTTGTATTCAATTATATCGGGCTGTCTGAAATGGACATTCCGCAATAGGAAACAGGAGATTTAGAGTAATTAACTGGAGTATAGATTCCCACTCCAACAGCATCGTGGAGAATCTTCTTGAAATTTGTCCAGAACTCTGGAGTATGACCAATTGTTGTAGTCATAAGGTGAGACATCTCATGCAAGATAACGAACATCACGGTATTCGCGTCTACCAATTTGTATGGTTCAATCTTTTCACGCATACACACAACAATCTTCTCACCCTTGTTTTCAGAATAAGACGTGGAATCCGCATGAATATCGTTCTCACACATATTTTCTGGCTTGAACCGTTCAAGAAGAACCTTTGTTCGAGGATCGGCGGCGGACGCTGGGTCTTCGCGATACTTCGTCATCAATTTATCCAGATTTTTTCGGATATCAGCCATTAATTCGCACGCTTCCTGCTTATTTGGAAGATCCTGAACCTTGTAGACACGCCCATCCTTCGAACTTTTTACTTCCTGTATATTTCCTACACTTCGCGTAGATGCATATGCGAGTGCAACGCCCGCACCAAGTAGTGCAGCTGGCCACATTATTAGTTGTTCTGAATTGTTTTTGCTATCAACTACTTGCACCATATCATTCCCCAGTCAACTTTAGGAGTTGTTGCTAGTAGCTTATTCTTCAATGTATTCGCATCAAAATACTGTTCTGGATTCGGTCTGAATGTATAATTGTCCTGCATCTGCAAATAGAAATTTGCGAATCCTAGTGTGGATAAATGGTCAATACACTTAAACGTTATATCATTCACTTCACTGGCCCATTCAAAACATAGGTGATTTACTTTTTGACTTAGGGATGATATACAACTATATTCGCCACCTTCAACATCAATTTTAATAAGTTCAGGAATTCCATACGTTTCAATTAACTTATCAATAGTTATAGTCTTACACCTTATTTCCCGGTAAGGTTTTCCGAAAAACCGAGAATTGGGGCTTGTTAGCCATTCTTTATTTAAAGTTGATAGCACATCATCGTAGTCTGCATGATAGAATACGATATCGTTACCATCATTGTTGCATACAGCAAAATTTAGTGGTATGATTTTACTATTATTTCGTACATTAGCGCACAATTTATTAAAGGTAATAGAAGATGCCTCTACCGTTATAATTTTGTCGGCAGTATGCACATTCTCTATTGCCCAACAACCAATATTCGCACCTATATCAAAGTACATTTAAAACTATATGTGAGATATAGCTTTAAATATAAAAATGGATTGTTTTTGGTCAGAATAGTGTATATTGCCCACAGCTTTGTACTCAGTAACATGAAACACTGTGGTGCTTCCGTTGACGGTAAACGGCCTTTGGGAAAACCGAAAAAACGTAGGAGACGTTTCTCTAATGTGCAAGACTGAATTCATCGTTTGAAGATGATATCATATCTGCATGCGAATGGAGTTTTTTCCTTTAAGCGTCCAGGCCACGCTTGAAGGGGTTAGGGGCAATCGTGGTGTTGAGGAACGGGCCGACCTTCGCCTGGGGGTTGGGGTTCTCCGAGCGGATATCCCACGAGGCATTCCGGTTCGTCTGCGAGACACCAGCCACCGCCGTATTGGTGTGCGAGCCGGCATCTAGGAAGTTCTGGCCCTTGAGGTCACCAACCGCCGCAGGGTTCACGGCAGCCCAAGACGCACCAATCGTTCCCTTGGGTAGGAGTTCGCCAGCACTCAGAGTCGTTTCCGAGTACGTGGACTGGGAAGCAGGGTGACGACCCTGGACATCTTCCGTGGGCTGGGCATTACCGCCCGCCGCGCTTACGGGCTTTCCGTACGGGCCAGAATCCGATAGAGGTCCCTGTACGCCGAGGCTGTCGGTGAGCTTCTCCATACCTTCTCCAACAACCGCCTTCGCCGATGAATAATTACTTAGCAGCCACGCAACCACTACAACGCCACCGAGGGCAAGAAGGAGCTTCGTAGTCTGTCCCTTCATCTTGTTGTTTGATATGAAGTGAATAAAAAATTCGGCTGTTTTTCAGATGGAAAAGCACAAGGTAGAGCAAGATGGCGAATGACCCCCTTCAATACTTCTCGTCTCCGGAATTTCAGGCGTATTTTGAGAAAAATATACTGAGACCAATTCTTTCGAAGGTCTTTCAGTATTTATATCCATACATTGTCGCACTAACTCTTCTGTGGGTAATCATGTTCCTCTCAATCATCATTATTCTTGTCCTGCTTTTCAGAGCTAAGAGTTGAGGATTGTGGATCGGGATACAGGACTTCGATAATATCTGCTCGGCGCATACTCCACACCTTGGGAATACCCTTGGCTTTCGCTTCTGCTTGAAGCTCCTT